GAAGTATTAATTCTGCAATCATTGTTTTTCCTCCCGGCTGTTTACCGTCCTAAGTGAAACGTAAGTAGGAATGTCTGGCTTTACGCCACTCAACGAGGAGCAGGCAGCAATGCTGTCGCTTATACAGGACAACCTGGATAGTGGCCAGGTTGGCTTTGGCTCTGTGTCGCATGTGCCCCGCGCAGTGACTCACGATGATTGGGGCGTGAGTATCCCAGCGGTCTCACGCGCCAAGGACTACAGGCAAGAGGCTGTTGCGGCCTTTCTTAAAGTTCCCGGTGCTGTTATGGTTGCCCCCTTCTATGACACGCCGAGAAATATGTCTAAGATGGTCCTTCCAGGCTCGAACACCCTGGTTTCGAACAAGGTTTCCACGGTGTTCACCGGAGTCTTTGGAGCCCTCGTTAGTACCATGAAGGGTTATCAGGGTGCTGCCCGTGCTTCTGGTGACAAGCAGGCTGTTGAAGATCTTGAGTGTATCCGTCAAAAGATCAAAGTCGTGTTTGGCACCAACGGGTACCCAGTGGGGATGGCTGCTCGTCTCATAAATGGGAAGAAGTCTTATCGTGACAATCTCCCAAAGCAGACATTCACCTGGATCCTGCAACAAACCCTCAAGTATCATGAGTATCATTTCCTTCCTGATGCTTTGACACCTGGCCCTGCAGGGGTTTTCCTTCTTGCTAAGGGTCTGGATGTCGGACCGGATCATAGGTCCGACGCTGGCGCGCCGTACTTTATGAAGTGCACGCCAGAAGTCATGGTCAATGTGTTTGTCGATGCCCAAAGGGTGTATCAGGCTGCACGTTCTGGGTTGCTCGTCAAGTTCCTCAACGACAACCCGATTTTCTCTCTTAAAGTCCTTAAGCCGAAGATGGATCGTTACACGACTGACAAGTTTGATAAGAATATCAGACCCCTATTTGTCGGTAGTGCTGCGCTCAGGGTCCTGTTCAGCATCGTTCAAGCGTTCATGAAACCGAAACTTTTTACGGAAAGATTACACAAAACTATGAATGCTGTTGGCTTTGCATATCAGCGTGGTGGCGCTGCCGCGCTTTGGAAGTATTACAATGACTACCATTTAAGTGCCGAGACGGCGCCTGACGGTGTTGTCTATTCAGACGACCACACGCTCATGTTTAAATTATCTGGTTCGACATACCTTGCTGAACTCGACTTTACCAAGCATTCCGTGAGTCAATGCTCGACCTTTGGGCGTTTACACTTACGGTTGGTCAACATGGCTGCAAAACGTGATGGGGCTGATCTGTTTCCTTTCGCAGAGGAAGCTGACCGTGCCGCATTTCGTGAGCTTTTTGAGCTCAATTGTCGCCATGCCTACATTGCCCCTGTGAGTACAGTGAATGAGCAGGTAATGCACATGACACATGGATTGCAGGATGGCATTCCTGGGACATCGTTTTTCGGTAATACCGCCACGTATGCTGCTTTCGCGGTGTACGAACACGTGCACTCCAAGTGCGTGCGGGACGGGATTACCGATCCAGACGAGTTCCTGCGCCGCTCCATGAGAGCCGTCACTGAGACCCTTGGTTTCAATTATGACACCAAAGCTGTACGGCTTTTCAAATGGGATCCTGAAGCGAATGAGGTTCCCATTTCTTTTCTTAAGGCGACGCTGAGGCGCGATCCCATCTACGGGTGGGTCCCGGTCTATAATCATGTGGAGCAGCTTACGAAGCTCGTTATAAGGAAGACGCCTGCGGGTAAAAACCGCCAACTTTCCTCACATGATGACCTGGCGAGACTTGTCTCTTGTGCCTACCAGACAGCGTTTGGACCCGAATGGGTGTACAAAATACTCAAAGTCACCTTCGACTTTGTACACAAGGGCATTAGGGTCGGTAAAATAGACCCCGTCGAGGTTCCTGGATGTGCGTCGTTCGTCCCTGAAATAACGAACGGCGTGATGCGCTTCCCCACGATTGAAGAGTGCAAGAACCTTTGGTCGATTATGGGTGCCGTCAAGATCGATCCCCAGCTTGCGTCGTTGGATCCTCGTGTCAAGTACACTGAGACCACCTGGGGTTCTGATTCAGACGACGAACAGGAAGCAATACCCCCACCATCCCCCAAGTTGAGCCCGAGTTATTGTCCCCAAAGCCCATCAAATGTGGAGGAGGGAGAAAGTGATGTGCCGATGACCGATGAACCAACGAGTGCGCCTACCGCGGCGCGTGCCAATAGGCGCAAACGCGGCAAGTACTCCGACAATGATATGTCGGAGGAAGAGCTATGAGTCTCTTGAGTTCCTCGTGGGGCAGCGGCACCTGTGTGTGTAGCAGCCCCTGTTCTGGCCCGACTGTTTACAGTTCTGGCTTGTGCTACAGTTTGTTGAACGCAAGTTTTGTTTTGAATTTTAGGAAAAGTGAAAATCCAAAAATATTTGATTTTGAGGTAGATTTTGAGGACGATTTAGGCTACGATTCAGACACACCTCTCTACATGACCCGTAAGAGACTTGTCACGAGGAGGAAACGTCGAGTGCGTGTGAGACGAAGCAATGGTTCCCTTACTGTTCGGACTGGTCGCGGCGCTTACGGTATTAGTCACCCGTACTCTAGCCTTGTTTCTGACGCCATTGGTGCGTCAGGCGAGCTTGCGAATGCTATCCCGGCGAAAAGGTCAAACACCTTTGTCAACAAGGTCGCCAAAGCCATCGGCGCACTTGGTGGAGGAGCCCTTGGTTTTGCGGCGTCAGGTGGTAACCCTTTTGCCGCTATGCAGTCTGCCTTTGCTGGCGGTACTGCTGGTAATGCACTTTCGCGTTTTGCGGGATATGGTCGATATACTGTTAAGAATAATTCGATCATGATGAACCCGATGCCTATGCACCAGGATAATGAGAAGATTGTTCTGAGGCACCGTGAGTGCCTCGGTGACGTGTTCTCATCCGCGACTTCTGGCGCTTTTAACATTACTTCTTATACTATCAATCCTGGCAACTTGGCTGCCTTCCCCTGGCTTGCCCCCATCGCCCAGAATTTCCAATTCTGGAAGCCCCGTGGTATTGTTGCCACTTATGTGTCTGAGCTCTCTGA